GGGGTCAGTTTGATTCAAACGCACTTGCACAAAATAATGATGCCATTCATCATCCACGTATGTGCTGTTGAAACTGCTTCCTAGAGTACCTGTTGAAACTGTGTCACCACCTGCACCGTCGTTTTCAAATACCATTCCTTGCAATCCGTTGTTCTTGTTGTAGTCAGCCAATAAAGATCCATTGCTTCCGCTAGCGTTCCTGAATGGTTCCATTGAATCAAATGCCGCATCAAAATCATTGGTGTTGGCCTTCATCCACCAACTCAAGGTGAAAAAATTAACTGCTGTGGGTGTGCTGGATGCGGTAAACCTTATTGCACCTTCACCTGTGCTTGTGCTGTTACTGTTAAATGCGTCAGCGGTCTGTCTCCAGAATCCCAAAGATAGGGCGTCATCCGCCTGTGTAAAAACTGATTTTGCAAAGCCTAAAGGCATCTAGTCTCCTATTACGCCGCGTATGCTTTTGCTATGTTTCCTAAGAAATTTGTCCCATCGTTGAAGATAGTTACAACATCTATAGCACTTGCGGCTGTTGATAACGTTGGTGCACCGCCTGAAAACTTAACTGCTGTTGAACCATCTGTGCCAAATGTTGCGGTCCTTGAACCTGTGCCATCCTGTGTTATGATTAAAGTGACACTTTGTCCTGTGCCTAGGTTTGATATAACAAAACCTGTGTTGACTGCCAGTGTTACCTTGTGTATTGGAGCCAAACCACAGTCAACTGTGATTGTTGAACTTGATGTCAACGAGTTAATTGATTCCCTGTATCTCTCTAGTGTTCCAACTCTTGATTTTGCTGTGTCGTTGTCTGAGTAAAAAGCATAATGGTTTGTGAAGTTTGAATCTGTTTCAAATTTGAAACCATAATTGTTTGTAAGGGTTTTTGTTCCTGAGCCACTAACTGATGACGCACCTGCCCTGAAATGATAGAAATCTGTAACCGTTAAATCTCCTGGCGATCCAACTCCTCCACTAACATATCTGTCAACACCAAGTGACTCAAATGCCACGAAGTCTGTAGCAGTAACATCGCCTTCATGAGATCCAATTTCAAAGTATGCTCCCATACCTGTTCCACCAGTAAGCGTGAAATTACCTGATGTTGAAGGATAGATTGAAACACCATAGTTTCCGCCTGATGCGTTTCCTAGTGTGACATTTGATGTTGTTGTGTTCTTTAGGTTTAGGAACCCTTCCAACGCCATTGGACCTCTGCTCCTGTATTGAGAACTGCTAGCCGTTGAACTTGAACCATTCATGTCCAAATTGATTAAAACTTGGTTTCTCCATCTGTCATTGGAGTTTGAACTGCTTTGTGACCCCCTAAGTTTGATGTCCTGTGCTATAATGTTTTTGTATGCCCTGGTGTTGTCGCCTATGACATCGTCGAGATCTTGGTAGTATAAAATGTTACCGTTGTCGTATCTTGAACTTGTTGAATAATTGCTGAAGTCACCACCATTTGGTGTTAAATTTATTCTTCCAGTTCCACTTACTTGGAAATATAAACTGTCGTTTGACCTAATCGTCTTGATGCAGTTGTCATCTAATGATATAGCATCATTACCAATTGTGCCTGTAGAACTGATGTTACCAGTTGTGGTAATGTTTCCTGTGTGAGTTATGTTTCCATTTAATAGTGTTACACCACCAATTATACTCTTCATGTCGTCTGGTGAATGGAAACCAAACTCGTTTGTTACGTTGAATCCTGATTGTGCGTTTGCCTTGAAATGGTATAGGTTTGTGATTGCATCTGTTCCGCCGCCACCACCTGCTTGTGCATTACTGTTATACACCCTAGCATCTACGTATGTGATAGTTGAACCTGTGTTTGCTCCTGCTTCAATACTAGCACTGTTTGAAGCCGCTAAATTAATTGTTAAATCACCTGTGCTTTGAGTTGATGCGTAAATGAAGTTGTTGTTTGCTGAGGCATTTCCCAAAATAGAATCACCACTGCTACTGTTTTTAAGGTCAATACCAACCAAGTTAGTAGGACCTCTGGATATGACTGAATTTGATGCTGTTGAATCTTTACCGTTTAGGTCAAGTTCAACTTCTAAATTGTTTCTGTATCTGTCGTTTGAACTAGAACTGTCTGACGCACTGCCATCAATCTTAATTTCATTACGTATTATGTTTGCATACACTTTAGTACCAAATGCTTGTGATAGGTTTGAGTGAAACATAATGTTTTTAGTGTTATTTGATGGTGCATATGCACCGCCTGAACCAGACATCACCACTGCACCAGTGCCGTTTGCACTCAAGTTCAAGTTGTCGTTTGATCTTGATGCTGTGATACCGTTGTCGTCTATGGTGATAGCGTCGTTGGCTATTGATGTTGTCGCTGTTATGTTGCCTGTGATTGCAAGTGTTGAACCATCAAAAGTTGCATTTGCTTCAGCGTCTAATTCTGTTGTGGTTGCCCCAACTGTTACAAGTTCATTTGCTGTTGCGTTGTTCAACGCCGTTACTGCATTTGATCCTGCGTTGTCATCAACGTATTTCTTAGTTGCAACATCTCCATCCGCTGATGGGAAACTTGATGTGTCAATGCCCGTGATCTGGAAACCGCCCATTGCAATATTTTTGCTCATGGTCAAACCAGCGGCATCAGTGAATCCTGCTACCGTGTTACCGTCTGCTGTGACTGTGATTGAACCTGTGCCTGAATCTGCAACAGTGACGTTTGAATTGCCTGCTGTTATTAATGATGGTGTTGGAACAGCCGCCACTTCCGTGTCAACGTACGCCTTGATAGATTGCTGTGTGGCTAGTCCTGTGGCACTGTTTGATGACAGCGTGTCTTCGTCTAATATGCTCGTGACTGTTGCACCGCCCGTGCCTATTTTTAAATTTTCTAGGTTTACGGTTCCTGAACCGTTTGCATTTATTTCTAAATTTGCATTTGAGGCATTTGTAGAAATTGTGTTGTCCGTGATCGTTACACCATCCAGTGTAGATGCACCTGTGACACCCAATGTAGTTGATATTGTTGCGGCACCTGTTACTGCTAGTGTTGAACCATTGAAAGTAAGATTACCTTCTGCCGTGATTGGCGATGTGCCTGTTCCTGTCAATACAGAATTGTCTGTAAGACTTGAAGCACCTGTTCCACCGTTGGCTACTGATAAATCTGTAGTAAGTGTTAAACTTGCCGCTGTTAAATCTTTTACTTGGAAGTCAGCAAACGCTGTGTCTGTGATAGACGTGGCGTTGCCTGCTGATGTTGTTGTAACTGCTTTGAATACATCATCACCTTCGTTCCAGTAGATCGCCGCATTATTTGCCGCGCCTCTGTTGATCATTATACCTGCATCAATATCTGCTGGTCCTGAATTGTTTCTGCTCAACTCTAATATTGGGTCTTCAATACTTGTGTTTGTTGTGTTGACAGTTGTTGTTGTTCCGTCAACAGTCAAATCACCGTGTATCCTTACGTGGTCATCTGTGACCGTGATTTCGTCACCATTTGCAATTTGTATTTTGACACTGTTGCTATCTGTGATTACTCTGTTAGTGCCTGTGTTAATTTGTGCTGTGTTAATTGATCCTATTGAATCATCAACATATTTCTTGTTTGCTAGGTCACCGTCAGCACTTGGTGCCGCTGTTGATCCACCTGTAATTTTAAGACTGTTTAGATCTATGTTGCTGTTAACTTGTATAACACCTGTGCCCGCTGGATCTAGTATTAGGTTTTCATTGCTTCTCAATCCAACGATGGTGTTGTCTGTAATTCTAATTGCATCGTTTTCAATGCTAGTTGTTGCAGTGACTGATCCTGTTACGCTAGTGTTGGCATTCAAGACTATGCTTCCTGATCCTGATGGATCTAAAGTTACGTCTGCGTTTGAAGGTGAACTAATTGTTGAACCTGAGAAAGTAAGATCTCCAGTTGATGCACCTGTGTTTTCTGTGAAACTTAAATTACCACTACCATCTGTTTTTAATACATGATTTGCAGTGCCATCTGATGTTGGAAATTTTAATCCGTTAATTGTTACTGAGCCTGAACTGTTACCTGTCAACTCTAGGTCTGCGTTTGAGGCATTTGTTGATATGGTGTTGTCTGTTACTGTGACACCGTCCAACGTTGATGCACCTGTTACGCCTAGTGTTGTTGACACAGTGGCCGCTCCAGTGACTGCTAGTGTGCTACCGTCAAATGTTAAATTTGCTTCGCCTTGTATTGCGTGGGCACCAGTTACTGTCGTAATTGTGTTGTTTGTAGATCCAGTAAGTTCTGCTTTTGTGTCAGCATATGCTTTAACACTCTGTTGCGAAGGTGGTCGTGTGTTGGAGTTTGTTGACATGTCATCTTCGTCAATCAGCGATAGTGTTTGGTTATCTACAAACGCTTTGATAGATTGTTGTGTTGCTAGTGCTGTTGCACTGTTTGAAGACATATCGTCTTCATCTTTTATTGCTGTGCCTGATACACCTGTGTCAATCACAGGTGATGTGAGTGTTTTGTTTGTAAGTGTCTGTGAACCTGTCAATGTTGCAACTGTTGAGTCAATTGCTATCGTGCCTGATGATGTGATAGTGCCACCACTCAATCCTGTGCCTGCTACTATGCTAGAAACTGTTCCTGAACCACTATCTGTGGCAGAAACATTACCATCACCGTCAAAACTTAATACTTTGCCTGCTCTAGATGATGCTGAAGGTATTGTTAGTGTTGCTGTGTCTGTGTGTGGTTCTGCGGCTGAAAGTGCGTGGTTTTCAATTTTGTCTGTTGCATCTATAACTGCCTGTGATAACCTGTCTAGTTCTGCGTTGACCGTGTTTGCCAAGAAAGCACCTGACTGTGTAAAGTCTGTTGTTCTTGCTAGGTTTGTGTCCCTTACCAACGTTACTGTTGTGCTGGCGCTGGGTGCTGATACAAAAACGATTGCACCTGTTCCTGATGTGCCTGAATCAAAGTTAACAGAATAGTGCGTAGTTAATGTTTTCTTTGTAGAACCTTCATATACTGCAATACTTGAACTATCCGCTATCTCAAAATTAAACGTGAAAGATGCTGTAGATCCGTCTGCTGTGTAGGCTATTCTCGGTGTTGTAGTGCTAGTTGTCATATAAATTTAAACTCCTTGTTATTTATTTGTTTAATCCGTATCTGGTAGCAACTTGTCAAACAGGATGTTGTTTTGTCTATTTCCGTATCTTGCGTTTATGGCGTCTCGTTTTGCCTTTCTTTCTCTACGCCTATAACCAGCAGGATCCATCATTTCTGTTAGGTATTCTGTAACGTATTTTCTGTAAAGCATTTTTGTCCACCATAGTCTTTGAAGACCTGTGTAGCCGCCAATCATTTTTGTTGTGTCTAATAATCTTTTATTCAAGAACTCACCGTCGTCAAGGCCTTTTGCTTGTAATATTGCACCTTTGCCAACACCAAAACCAGTGGCCATGATTTTTAATGCATCACCTAACAACGGTCCTATGTGGTTTTCTGCAATCTGTCCTGAAGTTGGAAATCTAACTTTCTTGTCTGCAAAAATTTGTTCTAATAATTCTGTGCCACCTGTCTGCATAAACAGATCCTGTAACAAACCAAAACCACCACCTTCTCTAAACGCACGGACGTATAATTCAGGGTTGTCTGCTTTGTAAGGATTTCTACCTGCTATGAATTCTTTTAATTGAATTACAACTGCGCCTGTCATTGTCAATGATGCCATTAAGAAACTGACGTCTTGTATAGTTTCTGCATTTAAGAATGTTGCATCTTTGCCTTGTAGAGCACTTTTTTGTTTTTTTGATCTCCAAAGCGTTTTCCTTGTGTAACTGATTGGGTGTGCTTTGAATTGTGTCAATACTCTGAATATTGAACCAGCAAAACCTTCAGGTGCTTGAAAGAATGCCGCTGACATTTTATCAAATTCACTTGGCTTCATGACCATTGTGTCTACAGCATCTGCAACAGCGGCGGTAATTTTGTTACGCACGGTTGCACCTGTTTCCAATTGCACTTCTGTAATGTTGCCTAGTTTATACATGTCCAATCTACCTCTGCCGTCTAGGATGTTGTTACTGTTCTTTAACAACACGTTCCAATCCTGTTCCGTGATGCCAAATTTGTTCAATTGAAATTTAAAATCTTTACCTAGGTTTGCCCACACAGTCCTGCTTGATATTAATTCGCCTAGGTGTTTTGAATACACACCAGCGGCACTGGATTGCAATGTTCTTGTCCACCAATTGAGACCTGATAATTTGAATATTCCTGTAGCAAATCCACTAGCGCCTCGTTGTATGATACCAGTGTTGTTAATACCATCGCCTGCAAAAAATCTTGATCTTATGTCATCCATGTAACTTTCTTGTATTTCTAAAACATATCTTGCAAAATTACGTTGTTCTACAGGTGATCCCCTAAACGGTAATGTGTTAGTTGCCTGTGCAATCAGATCCATTATTGGAAGATTGAACAATCTTTTACCAGTTACTATAAACGTTGGTATATCTAAAATTGCTGTAATCACTGCACTACCTAGTTTGGCCGCGGCCTGTAAATTCCTTAAGGTACTGCTTATGTTCATCTGACCTGTGTTTTCTCTAATTCTAGGATTGTAAACGTCTTCTAAATAACTTTGCACTGCTCCTAGTTGTGCTTTCAACACAGGATTACTTGCATTATTTTCTTGATTTTTTAAAAGTTTTCTTAATGTTTCTGCGGCATCACCGTCTGATGGGCCAAACATTTTTGTTTTTGCTATTGTTTTGCCTGTCTCTGTTATGTGTGTGGCCAATTGAGATCTAAAAGTTACATCGTCACTGAACTGACTAATAAGTTCTCCAAATGATTCACCATCTTTGTATACCAATAATCCTCTGTCCTTTTCGCCTGCTTTGAAAAATTGATTTGCATCGTCAAATGTTTTCACACCAGCAGTCCTCCAATCGCCTGACGGATCCGCTAGTTGTTCATACAATTCTTGTGCAATTTTTTGCCTTGAATACAAATCACCATGCACTGATTCATCCAATCGTGGCGCAACCTCGTCAACAAATCTTTTGCTACCCATCTTGGTAACTTTTAATCTATTGTATCTTATTTTCAAACCTAATCTATTGAATCGTGCCACTTTGCCTAATCTATCTAATATTCTTTTGCCCTTGTGTGTCACCTCCATGAACACTGCTTCTGCAATCTTAAATGCGTTCAAATCACCTGTGATTGATTTTACATTTTCAGAAACTGATCCTGTCTTGGCGTAACGTTTTTCCATTTCAAATAGTTCAGAATATATTTTTTTTGCGTTGTCTTTGTTTTTTATAAATCCGTCATAATCAAAATCCTCTGGAAACACACGACTGATCCTTCCATCATAATCTCCTAAAAGGTTTGATATTTCACTTCTTTGTAAGAAATCTAAAGGCAGGTGTCCTGTGGTGTCATTGGTCGTGATAATTGATCCTATCAATGCACGTCCTTGTGCTTCAACATCTGTCACATTTGGTTCTCTGGTTTTGATTTCGTTTGCAGTGAAGGCTACCTTATCTTCAAAATCTACTAACTTTGAAGTAGTTTTTAGATCAGCATTCAATTGTTGTCCTTCAGCCAGTATTTTGTTTTGCAATATCTTGTCAAAGAAATCATCTACAAAAGTTTTTTGTGTGCCGTCAGCATAGTTGCCTACCACGCTGTCTAACTTCTTGCCTTGCTTGACAGATTCCAACAGTGCTTTGCCGTATTGCGTTCTTAAAACTTCTATTTCAGAATCTGTTAATTTTTTACCAGTCTTTTCTATGTATTGTTTTGCACAGTCTTTCCAACTCATTATTCACCTAGTCCTTTCCCTGCGGCACATCTAGCAGTGGCTTTCTCGCCTTCTACTCTTGTGTATTCTTGTTCTGCTCTTTCTATTTTTTCTTTTACCTGTCGTCTCATAGTTTTTACTAACTCTGAAGCGTTTGCTGGTTCATCTCTAACAATCACCGTTTGATTTACGTCATCCAATTCAATACCGTATTTGGTCAATGCAATATCTCTGTTGTCAAACAAACCTAGATCCTTAACTCTACCATACACATATTTTTGCGGATTACGTGCTGTCTCTTGCACCACGGCGGATGTATTTTTTAGTTCGCCTTCTACTGGTTGATTGTTTTTCATGTTCTGGTCAAACTTTGTGTTTTCAATTTCTTCTTGTCTGGCTATCCTTGCATTATCGTCAGCGTCTACATCTCTTGCTGTAGGCACCCTTTCTATGTCTGTGGTGTCTAGTGTTTTGCCTAGTTGTCTTATAAGGTTGTCATACTCTACATCGTTCAATCTTTCTGTGACTTGTATGTTTTCAAAATTTTCTAATATTTGTTGTTTTCTTGCTTGTGCTTGTAACCGTTTAGGTGCTTCTTTTATTGCCTGTATGTTGCTGTCACCAGTGTCAATTATCCTGTTGCCTTCCAATACCAATCCTAAACTTTCTAACTGTTCATCTGATGGTAATGTTGTTACGTCTCTGTCTTTCTTCAATTGTTTTTTATTCAATGTCCTGAAAGCAGTTTTCTTGTTTGTTTTTGGATCTATCTCAATCTTGATACTGCCGTCGCTGTTCTCTGCAAAGAACACTTGATCAATATCATCACTAAAATTATCTTTGCCTGTGTAAAATCTTTTTGCTTCTTTTGACCAATTTACAAAATCTTGTTTGTTAGTCAAACGTGTGATTTCATCGCCTGTAACAATTTCTATTTTGTTTTGATCTGGTAATATCTGTTGTATCCTGTTTGACAGTTTTGCAATCAATCCTTGACTGCCTGTGATTACAATGTTACCGTTGGTGTTGAATCCAAACCTTACAGTCTCGTTTGCAGTTTCGTCTGCATTTCTAAACACCGTGCCGTAACTGTCTACGAAAAAGTCATCCGCAACTGTGTCTAGTCTTCTATTACCAATGAAATCTTGGCCACCTGATCTTGGTGTGTAAGATGATGTTTTCAAAACTTGTCCGTTTATGACCTGTGATAGATTTGCATCTATTGATAGTTCACTTTGATTTTTGAATGATTCATCTATCAACCTATCTGCTGTTGTGTAACTGTTTAGGTTTGTGCCTCGCATTCTTTTTACAAGCAGGCCAAGTCCACTTGCACCACCTGACAGCACACCACCAGCCGCAAATGCTATTCCCATATTCATCAACACGTCATCCGCACCAAACTCTTCTCCACGTGCTTCATAACCTGCTTTTAACACAGGAGTCAAACCAAATTCCAACATGGCGTTGGCCGCTCCTACTCTGGCCATGCTTGTTAACACTTTGCCTGGCGTAGCAACGCCTAGTGGTATAAGGTTTACAGGATCAACTAATCCGCCAGCCAATGCACCACCCCATTTTGCTATGCCTGGTGTTTGTGCAAATTTCATATTGGCCACGTATGCATCACGCATACGTTCTGCTAATTCTATTGTTATGTGTGGTTCCCACTCTACGCCTGGAACAAAAAATTCATTTGTTTCATTCCATTCATCTTCTGGTATCGCAGACTCACCTGTCTGTTCGTATTCTCTTTTTGCACGTTTGGCCGCTAGTATGTCCGTTACCAAACTGCCCGTAGTCTGTTTTATACCAACACCAAAACCTGTCTTGAAGTTTTCCCATGTGCTTGTATCTCTTGCTTCTACTTGTGTTTTATCTCTAGCAGGTAAAGAGCCTTGTGTAATTTCTACTGGCATCTTTGCTCCTTATGGTTGTAGCGGATCAATTTCTGTTGGTTCAGGTCTGAACTCTAAGTAATCATCAGACGTCAAGTCACGCACTACCACTGTCAACGATTGCAACGGTGACATGGTGATTGGTGCATCGTTGTTGCTTGGTAATTGTAACAGTCCGCTATCTTTGTATATTTGTAAAATTTTCTTTCTTGCAAATCCATTTCTTAATTTTTGCAAATGTTCTATGTTGTTGCCCAACCATTCCAAATGCCAATCTAACAAATCACCATTTACCATTGCAATACTAATTGCTTTTAATTCAGGTTTGTATCTTTGTTCTGGATCTAGTTCTCCAGCCATCCAATCAACATATTTTTTCCTATCTTCTAATGGCAATGTTTTGTTGTAATGATCTGCATAGTCTGTCATTTTTTCATTTATTGTTTTTGTTCTTTGAAATCCACCGTCTCCAGTTTCGTCATAAGTTTCAACAAATACAAGTTCATCATAATTTTTTTCAAACTCTTTTGTTTGTAGATTTAATGTTGTCACCCATGTGTTTTCTGCATCTTCATACACTGCAGGTGCTTTCCTAAATCCTGGTGGTGTAACTGTCATGTCAGCATACACATATTCATCTGCACCACTTGGTAGTTTTTGAAACATTATCTGTGTGCCGTTTTTGTCCAACACTTGTATACCACCATTTTTTGAAACAAAAAGATATTGGTCAGTGTTGTTTACAAAATCTTCATAACCATCAGGTGCACCTGTTATTGTGCTGTATCTTGCAGGATTGTTCATCATGTCTTCTACAAGATTTGTAATTTGTGCCTTGTCTGAATCTGTTTTTATTATTGTGTTGCTGAACAATGCCTGTGTGCCGTTTGGCATGTCAATGGTTGTAAAACTTTTGTCCATTTGTTCTTGTGTTAACCTATGTGCTTGTTCTTCGTCACCGTGTAGTGCAAAATATTTTGTAAACATCACCTTATACATAGCACGGTGTGATTGACCTAGGTCTGTGTCCGCACCTGTAAGATTATAGTATGCTCCGCCGTCTTTGTATATGTCGCCTACTGTGTTGTTGATGTATGTGTCAACTTTTGTATTGACATCTGCAGGCAGTTTTCCGCTTGATGCTTCTAAGTTTACATTATATTGGCTGATGGCATCAAACATCAGTCTTGCAGTGTTTTCGTCTGTGTCTAAAACGTCCGCCGCTACCAACAACGCATCTGTTTGTGGTTCTTCACTTGATCTTGATGCTTTCTTGATAAGGTTGTTAAAATTTTCTGGGTATTGTGCTTTTGCATTTCCTACTGCATTTATCATTTCATCAGCGTTTGTTTTACCAAGTATGTTGCCTGTAACTGTGTTTGCAACAGACACTGGCATCATGTTTACTAGGCTGACAGGCACGTTGAAATATTGTTCAGTTCTTTTCCTGAATGCATTCAAACCTTCGTCGCTGAATAAATTTTCATCTTGTTTCAGACCTAAACTGTCAATGACGTATGACGCAATATCTTTGCTTGGGTCGTTCAATATTTCTCGTTTTTGATTTCTAACTTGCTCTACTGCTTGTATCTGTTTGTTGATCAATGCTTTGCCTTTAATTTTTTCTGCCGCTGATAAATTGGAAGATTCTAATTCTGTCAATTGGTTTTCAAGTTCTGTGATAAGTGTAGATGACTGTGGCAATGACAACACAGTTGCTCTAAACGTGTAGTCGCCAATTGCTTCTGCTTGTGCTCTTTTGTCTATAATGTCTGCTATCTCAGTATCACTGTATTGTAATTCTTTTAATTCTTCAATATCAATATTATCTTGTTGTTGTTCTACAACTGTTTTTTCAAACCCATCTGGTCCTTCAGCAAAAGTAACAAACCTTGTTGTTTTACCTTCTGCAATTTTTTTGTTTGTGTTTTCCAATGCATCATTTTTTAGGCCTCTTGCATCAGCAAATGCATCTGTAATTACTTTATCAGTTTCGTCAATTACAGATAATAATGCTGTTGTATCTTTTACTCCAAATTTGAAACCGCCTGGTATGACTGACGCATATTCTTCTCCTAGTTCGCCAAAAGTGTATGTGCCGTTCTGTAATTGATTTTTTATTTTGATTCTGCCTGCTGTGTCACTGTTTTTGTATTCCTGTTCTAGTATTGCTTTTGCAATAGTTAATTGTGTGATTTGTGCTCTGGCATTTTGGTTGTTTGATCCAACTTGGTATACGGTGTCAAATGTTTCAAATTCAGATTGCAATTCTGCAAAATATTCAGGCAGGCCAATAGTGTTGCCTGTTTCAATTGCTCCTTTTATTTTTTGCATGGTCAAACCATATTTTTCTTTGTGTGTGTTGATCTGTGTATTTCTTTCATCAATCTTCAAATTAGTTTGTATGGTTGTGCTGAATCTTGCCTGTTCGCTGTTGAATTTTTCTGTGAGTGCCGCTTGTAGATTGCTGGGTAAATCTTCACTCCATTTTGTTTTGTATTCTTCTGACATGGTCATGAACTTGTCGTTGTTCAATGGGTTGTCAGTTGCGATTTGTTTTAGTTCTCTGCCTAATTCAATTGTTTTGCTGTTGACGTATGCTACGTTGGCACCTTTCTGGAAAGCCGTGCCTGCTAGTGTAAAAGGTGTGCCTTGTTTTGCAACGTACGATTCTGAATCCTGTTGTGTCCTTAGGCCTCTGTCGTAAGCGGCATCAACTGTTTGCTTGTCCGCTAGGTTGTTTGCGAGTTTTGAAACGTTGTCAACTATCTTGATAGCGGCGTTGCCTTCTTGGTATGGCAATGCAAAATTATTCCTTGGTGTCAATCTGCTACCAGTCTCTGTGTTCATCTGCATGTTACGTCTTTTGCCTTTGATTACGTCTGGTCTTTCTGGTGGAGTGATTGGTATTCTAGCCATTAGTTTGATCCTTCTGTTGCTGTTCTAATTGCACCTGTTTTTGTAATTTCACTGTTTGGTCCAACGTTGGGTTTGTTCCTTACAGTTGTGAAGATGTCACCTCTTGTGCCTAGTGTTGTGGCCGCGTTTGTGTAACCACCTATGATGGCCGTTTTTGCTTCACTTCTCAACGCAGTGCTACTGAATTTTTTACTTAGGATAGATTGTGATGTGTTGTATGCATCAATGAATTCGTCTTCTGCATAGTTGGCTCTAGTCTGTGCAAGTATGTCTCCTGGTGATCCTGCTATGGTAACACCACTCAATCCATACAATGCTCTCTGTTTACCTAGTTGTTGTGCAAGTGCTCTTTGTCTTTTGACCTTACGCAAAGCAAAACTTTCTTCTTCAACACCCACTTGGTAATCTGTAAAATTGGCTCTGTTACGCAACATCTGTGCATTCATGTATCCTGAATACACTTGTCCTGCCGCACCTATCACTGGTAACGCAACTTTTGCCGCGTTTGCTAGTGTTGACAGTATGGTTGTGTTTGTTGCTGAAGCAGTAGCCGCCGTTGATGCTGATGATGTAGCAAAAAGGCTGGTGCCACCTGATGCATAAGCGGCCGCTCCTATAATTGCTAATTTGGCTAGATCATTTTTTGGTGCACACATTAAGTTCTTTTCCTCTCCACTAGATAAATTTCTTCGTCTCCAACGTTATACGATGCAAAACGCTTAAACTTTAGTGTATTTAACCATTTTACAGAATGATGGTGTTTGCTCCAAACCTGCACTAGATGTCTTTTATCTGGGTGTTTAATCATACTTTTTTTTATTAAACGGTTCGCCTCTCTGGTTATCCTGATGAAAAAATCTTTGACAACTGGTGTTGCAAAGAACCAATACCAAACTTCATCATTTATAACATGGGTGCCTGCCGCTAGGAATGGATAGTTGTAGTATGTGCCTGTCACGCCATCTTCCAATTGTTCATATTTGTCTAACAATTTTTGTTTGGTGTATCCCATTAACATACATTCCATTTCGTCTGCAACACGGCAATTCTCAACCACGTATTTGAAATGTGGATAGTTGAGTTCGTGTCTAACTGGTTGCTTAACCGCCTTGAAGTTTTCCTGCGCCAAATTTTACCTCTGTTACTATACTTAATATCGTGCAAGGTAATGGGTCAGTGATCGTGAATGTAACTTGTGGCGATGTATGGTAACCTGTCATACGCATTCGTTTGAAACCTGTGAAAGATGACACTGCCTGACCTAATAAACTTGTTCCTAACTCTCTGAAAGGCACAGTCATACCGTCTACTTCTAATGTTTTTGATTCATTCAGTTGTATATCAACTAAAACTTTTCTTACCTTTTCTCCCATGGTGCTTTGTGCTGGTGCATTCAAGATCAAATTCAAAGTCTTTGCAGTTGACGTGTAACCGTGTCCTATCTGTGTTGATGAACTTGTTCTTGTTAAATCAAAATTACCAGTGTTGGCAACTGTTACGTCTGGATGTTTCATACCATCTGCAACTACTTGCACAGTTTGTCCTTCAAGTCCAACAGCGCCTGTGAAACTACTTGCTGAAGCACTTGTTGTGTGAAAGGAATCTAAGAATATGTTGTCAGCAGTTAGTTGTTCTAAAAACAGACCTGACTGCAGAGTAGAACCATCATTGTCATATCGCCTAGCCAAAACATATAACGAATCATCTACAACTCCTAATGCTTTGAATTCACCGTTAGTGGTCCATTTGTTCCAACCTACTACACTGAATTCCACGTTGATTCCTAGTATACCTAGTGAGCCGTCTGAATTCAAACTTACCACGTAGTTGGTGTTGTTGTTGCTGTAATTTGTCAAGTGTGCAATTGATGTTGCACCATCCAATATGTCATGATGGATCAAAGAATAATTTTTTGCAGAATAGGCATCTGTGTTGAAGTTGTAAACAAACGCCCTGCACTGTTTGCCTGATTTGTCATGGAACAAAACTTCATTGTCAACCACCACAGGTTCTGACACACCTTGTCCAATGCCGTATCTTGTTTGTTGCCTTACTAGAACATTTGATGGAGTCACAGGTTCACCTGACATATCAAATTCACCATCTGATGTGAATATGAATAGTGATTGTTGTGATATCAAATGTCGTATAATGTTAAGTTGGTCTGAAGCAATAGTAAATGTAAATCCTGCATCGTCTGTGATGTCACCTGTTACAGTTGTAGAGCCACCTGACTCTGTTACTGTTTTTGTGAAAGGATTAAAGTTGAAGAAATCTCCTGATTGTGATCCAAATATTGTTTGTGGTTTGTCTCTGGTTCCGCCAAAGATTAATCTGTTTTGGTGGAAAGATACAGACCTTGGTTGTCCGCCGCCTAGTGTTGAATTTAAATTGCTGAATGCATCAAGTTCCCATTCATTACCATTTGCACCTTCTGTGTCTACCATTTCAAATATTACATTACCTGTCATCACAGTAGAACTTGTAAATCCTGTCAACTCAACCAGTCCACCATTTATATTCACGTGCATTCCAATGTGTCCATTTGGTGCCGTTGCGTTCACCCATTCATAGGATCCGTTGCTCAAGGTCATGTTGATGCCATTACCACTTGTTGCACTTGGTGTAAGTGTTGTGCCAAAACTAAAATTGGCCAAAGGTATGAAATCAAAAACTAGATTACTTGCAGTCCAATCTGTGTTTACAGATCCACGTTGCAACTGTATTGGTTGCAGGTCAGGATGCACTAATATCATTACATCAAAACTCTGTGTGAATCTTACGTCGCCTATCTCTGCTGTTGTGATTGGAAATACTTGTCCACCTGAGCCATTTGTTAAATGTGCCACTCTTGTGTTCTGATAGAATATGTGCATCTCTGCTTCAGTGCCTGCGCCTGTGTCTTTTGGCTCTAACACGATTACATATTCTTGTCCGTCAGTGAATTTGAAAGGTATCAACCTGCTTTGCAAGTGAAAACCTGTTGTTGTTAAACTTGTAGAACCGTCTGGTGTTGTAGTATTATCTGGGTCAGCAGATATAAACTTAAAACCTTTTCTTTTTTGCATTCCGCCTTGTGGCAGAAGCAACATGTTTTCGCACGTTTCTAGTCCAGTTTTGTATAGTTGTGAATCCACTCTTCCATCCATGAACGGCCCTACTTGACCAGTGTTGAATGAATTTTGTGATATTTTTCTTGTAGCCATTCATTAACTTGTTGGGTGTTTCAACCTACCTTGTATAAATGCACCTCCACCTAGGTGTGCCTCAACCAATCTGCCTACTGGCATGATGTTTTGTGGCGGTTCTTCCTGTGCATCTGCAATTCTAGCCGCTCTTAATTTAGCGTTAAAGTCTTCTGCTAGCCTTGTTGTAAGAGTCCCAACTCCTGTAATTGCTTCATTAATTTCTAACGCCAGTTTTGACACTAACGCTTCTATAAAAAATGCAGGAAATTTATCTTCTGTCATTTCTTGCACGTATTCTACAAACAAATCTGATGTGTTTGAAAATATTTTGTCACCTTGTATTTCGTAATCAACTATGATGTTACCTTGGTTGTCAAATACACCTTTCACCCTGATTGTGTCTCCTGGTAAACTGTGTGCTTTTGTAAAACTTTTATCTACTGGTGTGTCTGTGGTAAGATTCAATCTTACTTTTGTCATTGCAAAGTTCCAAAATGTGTAATACATAAGGCCTTTTTTTGCATTATCATACATCGTAGAACACACGTTTGCTTCGTGTGATCCATCTGTAAACGATGATATAGTAGTCGCACCGCATTTTGTCAGCGATTGGTTTGAAATAGAAACTTTTGATTCAGCCATGATTAATTTCCTTTTACACTATTTATTGAACATAAAAAAAGGCGAGCCCCCAACAATCCAGTGAAGACCCGCCTTAATGAGTGAGGTAATCCTTTTATGATTACTCCGTTACTTGTATTTCAACAACGCCGTCAGCGTCAATCATTGTTGCACCCATTGACATCTCACCTAAGATAAGTGTTGATGCTTTTTGGGGAACGTAATTAACCTGAATACCAACGTCTCTACCAATAGCCGCTCCAATTGACTGTTTTTGGAAAGCGTAACATTTTCTAACTACAGAATCTGCAGTTAAAAGGTTGCTTGATATCACTCTGAATCCAAAGATGTTTGGAATGAATCCAGTTGATAACGCGATGTTACTTAATTGTCCATCAGCCGCTGAAACGATTGTTGTGTCAGTTAAGATGTCAGTAAGAGCCGCAGGTGAAACTAAAAGAACTCTGTCATTTGCAGGAACAGATAAAGCGTTTAACGCCTCATGTGCTTCTAAAAGAGCCGCTTTGTTTAATCCATTGGCACCTTGTGCTGTTGTTTTAATGTTTGTAGGCGTACCTGCATCTAAGGCATCAACAATTGATTGGTCCGTTGCTCTCGCTAGGGCCGCCGCAATTGATTCTGCAAAAGATTGACGTAAGTCTACGTTAGTTTTCACCTCATCAAGTGTTTGAACATACTCACCTGCATGGTAATTTGCCAAAGTGGCAGTTACCTGTGCGTTCTGAGCCGTTCCGCCTGTGTAGGCACCTGGTGAAGTTAGGGATTTAGATGTATCAGACATCACTACGATATCTTCAAATCTTGCTTTGTTCTTGATAGAACCACCTTTTGTTAAAGTGTTAAATTTGTAAGTGCTTCCAGTTACATTTCTAACTACTCTAACAGATCCCAAAAGGTTTGCTGTAAGTTGCTGATAAGCGTGTTTTACATCATCACTAAACATAGTGCTGAATGCATTAGATACACTCGTTCCAGCATTTGCTACTAAAGCCATTTTATGGTCTCCTCATAGTTATTGTTTATAATTTAACGCTTTTGAATTGTGTTATACTTTGAATGGGCCTTGCGGTTGTCCTTCTAATACAACGTTCTAGAACTTGTATTTCACAGCAATACCAACTGTTTGCAATCTTGTGCAACCAAAGTAGGCCTAATGGTTATCTACGTGATTATTTATAAGTTCGCAAAAAGTCTTTATCTGTTTTTATATTGATATCAGGATAATGTGCGTATATTTTATCAAACGTGTGTTCGTATCTCCATTTGGGCACTTGGCAGTGTATCATGCTGGAGTTTGTGTCTGTGTTGCCACGATACATGCTGGTGTGTCCACCGTCAAAACCAATCACGTTGATGTTTTTGAAACCCATCTGTGCCGCGAACACGATGGCTATCTCTCCTGTGAGCCAACTGTTCATCCTGAACAACGGAAAACGTATCTCACGCATGTCTGGTATGTTGATGGTGCTGGTCTCCCTGTGTGCCCTGTGTGACATCATTGGCACGTAGACCTGTTTGACTCCGTCACGTGTCATCTGTTCCAGCACACGCCTGTCTTTGGCTATCAGCCATGATGGTTGGTATTCTGTGTATATTTGATTGCATCCAAATGTTGGATGATTGATGTCTTCTAGGTTATGTTTGCGCCTGCTATGGCCATTACCTATGACTGTGCATTCTAACGCCACATCTTGCATGACCAATATCTCGCCTTTGTCTTTGGTCCTGGTGTTGAACACCTGTGCCTTGCTAGGAAACTACGCCTACGTGCTGGTTGATTCTTCTTGATACGCATGTTGGGATCACCAAATCTCACAGTCTTCACGTTGCCAGTTTTTGGATTACGCACACGCACGGCAAATTTTTTGCTCTTGCCTGGTGTCCTGAATGGTTTGTTTAGTTTTCTCATTTTATTTCATCTGGTTCAATACTTGTAAACTGTATTGAGTGCCATGGTGCTATCCTGCCGTGGCTATTCCTGTATAATTCTCCTGTCTGGACGCTTTGTGCGGCCATATATTCTTTGTAGCCATTGCCAAACATTTTGCGTGTGATCACCATCGCTGGTTTCCATTCCTGACCATTGCGGTAGTATTTCGTATGAACTGTCTGTTGGCCTTTGGCCTTTTTCGTCCCGGCCATCCTGCACCTCCATGTTAACTCCTATGTTTCTTGACCACCTTGAATGATGCCCGCTTCACGGCACCCTTGTGTGGTTTGTATGCGCCTTTCATCAGGTTGAAACCTGACTTACGCTTCATCCAGTGGTATCCCCTTGGTGCTTTGATTGTTTTTTTCATTATCTCTTCTTTTTCTTCCTGCCTGTTCTCAGCACAGCAAAGTCCCTGCCCGTGATCCTGTTGAAAGGTGGTGCCGCCTTTGCTATCTTCATCTGTTTTGGTGAAAGTTTTCTGCCTTTTGGTCTTGCCATCGTCTAACTCCTCGCTGTTCTGGCTGATCTGGTCACTGCCGCCCTCGTGACGTAACCTGGTCTGCCTTTTTTGATTGGTTTCTTGCCTGCTTTCCGTCTCTTGTTAGCATAGTAATACAGGCCTTTACGTGCTATCCTTCCTGACTTGGTCCTATGGAAGCCTTTTGGTATCTTTTTTGTCATTCTGTTTCCTTATCTTAGTCAGCAGTGCGTGATCCTGTTGTATCAGCACACCCACTGGTGTTGAGTGCCCGCCAAATCTTGGGTGGCTATACAGCCATTCCTCCTTTGGCCTCTCACAGTTGAATCTTTCCATGAACTTTTTCAACTGCCTTGCACTGGCCCTCCTGTGCAAGTACATCCTGGCCACTACACGGCCAAGTGGTTTGATTGTGTGTTCTCCCTGCCAGTCACACACCTCAATCTTCTGCTTGTGCCAATATGCTTTTGACCATGGACACACGCTGACTATTGAAGCGAAGTAACTCGCCCAATCAACCTCTTCTTTTCTTGCCGCCACGTTTTCCGCCTTTTTTCTTGTGCTTCTTGCCTTTCTTGTGCATCGTGAGTCCTCCTAAAAGTGTTTTGTTTTTGAGTATTTAAGTCCCTTGTAGTTTTTTAATACATGTTTAAAATGTCTGCTACGTGTGGCCAACCTGCAGTTGGCCTTGCTCCATGCACGTGTGTTGTCCACCCTGGTCAACCATAGGCCGTCCCTGCCCCGCATGAACCATCTGCCTGACCATAACTGTTCAAAGTCCTCAAAGGTCAACGACCATGCCTCGTCCCTGTATCTGGCCTGTGTCTTCTTCAGCATCCATGCACGGTATTGGGCATGGCGCTGTGGGTCCGTGCCTGTCTTCCACATGGCGGGCCTAGACTTGTCCGCACCCTTGTATTTGCGTAAAATTTTTTTGGTGTTCATTGTGATCTCCTTCCGTGTATTTATGCTGGTGCTGACTGGCTGGAGTTGGCCCTGGATGCAACTACTATATGGCGCCTCGTCAAGAGGAGTATTGCACCCGTGGGCCTAACTGTATTTACTGTCAGAACGGTTAACTTAAACGATGGCCGTGGAAAATGGAAGTTACTACATATTACCAATCTTGCAGTTTTTGTGGGGCCTACTGTCGCCAACTTTACCAAACTATCTGGTTGACCAAATTCTAGGATCGTGCTATACTCTAGTATGAATTATATATATGTGCTCACGGCCCTGGCCCTGATCACCTTCGTGGCCCTGACGTGGTTCGCATCAAGCGTGGGCCTAGGGTAACACTTTACCAAAGGTTGTGGCCCAATTATCTGGGTAGGTAGAGTGTTACCGTAGACCCAACCTATCTAAGGCCCCCTGACCCTGGTTGAGGTTGGCCCAATCTGACCCTGGCTGGCCTACTCTGGCCCAATCTGGCTGAATGGTGCCTACGGTGGCCTACTCTGGTAAACCTTTAAGCGGTTGGCTGTATCATTCACACGGTGGCTCTACTATGCTTTACCGCAACAACCATAACGACCAAGTCAGCCAACATCCATAAACACACTACAATTATCTACGGCGATTACCAAATCTGGTAATGGTAAGGTCCGTGCTCCTGCTAGACCAAACGACCAAACACACCAAATCAACCAAACTCTTACGCAACCTGGTATGGGCGGCATTACCAAACTCACATTCAAGCAGTCTGTAAACACATTAGCATAAATACACTAGTAAATGGCACAGATTACAAGTATACAACAATGGCGTCGCATAATACGTAAAAGCACTATAAAAGAGTGTAAAGATTGTGATGAAACAACGCAGTGGTTGAATCGCGATCTGATGGAACGTTATCACCTATTGAAGTGGAGTTTTTACGTATCACCAAACAAGCAATATGAATGGCTATTATCTGATTTACGCTCTGAGATACTGGCCAAAGACAAAGACGCATTTACCATAAAAAAACCCGCGGACACTAGATCAGCAGAACAGATGGTAAAGGACTGGGCCAAGGCTGAAGAACTGGCCAAGCAACAACCTGAGCGAGATAGTATGTATGAAGTAAGGGCGGCCAAGCAAGGAACAAAGGAAAACCGTCATTTCTGGTATGAAGAAAGGTTGACTAATTTACGCAAGTAATGTAACATAAACAAAAGGAGCACGTTATGACAAAACAAACAAAATGGCTGACTAGATCTGAAGCCGCTAAACTGGCAGAAACAGATCCCGCGGCCTGGCAAGAATATGTAAACACAGACCCCTACGTCACACACATCATACACGATGAAGGAGTTGGGGTCACATCAGCATACACTACCTACAACAGGGATGGCGACACTAGCACCATCATCGTTGAATCTGACAAGGAACCAAACAAATGGCGCAAGTTATTGATCGCTGGTTGTAAGCGTAGACTGGCTGACATAGAGCGGGGTAGATGATGAGTAAACTACGCACATTTACCAACCTGGGAGCATTACCGCCTGGTAAACAGATGGTGAAGGTTGAGCACACCTACGACAAAACCTACACGGACTATTTTTACACCGTAGTAGACGTTACGGACGAACGCTATGTCGCGAGCGTTAAGACAGGAAGGATAGCCTGTCCTGACCAATTACAACAGGTCCGTGATCGTATGGCGGCTGGTTATATGGAATCATATGACAGTGATGAAGTTGATGAAGAAGACGGAACAATATTCCTAGATGAAGCAACTTACGATGTCAACGACAAAGATATGAAGGCGGCTGTTGACAGATGGATAGAGTATGAACAAGACAGCGAGTAATGGTATTACCGCACAATCAGGATTTTTCGTGATTTTTTCTGGTAATCGCGCCTAGCGTTTGACCCATTCTGAAAACAAATTTTTTTTGGTAAGATCTGCTAGGGGATGACCCATTCTAGATCTGAAGATACAACAGCACTATGACTATGGCCAATTCCGCCACCAGCACTGTGTGATACACAGTCCACAGTAGATCACGTTTGCATTTCTTTACAACAGCCATACAACAATCACATATCTAGTGCCCAACAACACTGGTTTGACCTCGTGTGGGAAACACAGGTTGCTGGGAAACACCACTGCATCACCTGTGTGCATGTTGCTGTGTTGTAATTTGTCCTGCCAGAAAGTTAACTCACCGCCAGTGTATTGGTCGTTGAGATATATGCTCATAGAAAGTATACGCTCCGCACCACCATAGTGATCTATGTGTTCTTCAAAGTAGTGTCCTTCGCCATAACGCATGATCTGTATGCCTGTGTGTGCTGTGGTGCCATGATGGTATGGATAGGTCTGTTGTATGTGGTATATGGCCTGCTCTATCTGATCAACACAAACGCCCCTGTGTTCATTCATCATAGTGAAATCACACTTCCTGTGCTTGGTGACCTCGTTCTCTGTGTTTGAAACGGCGGACTTGGCCACTTCCCAACCGTCCCAACCGCTGTCAGCGTCAGGTTGCTGGTCCGCCCATTCAATGATTTTTGCACAGGTCTCTGGCTTCAGCAGGTTCTGATACACCTGCACGTAGTCACGTAGATCTGTGCTGTTGGCCACGCCACTCATACTACTTCTCTAGTCTGTCTAGTTTCTCGTATAGTGCGTATAGTCTCTGTTGGTGTGCGTCGCCCAATGGATCTCCAGGAGGTAACTTCATCTTTGGGTCGCCCCTCATCTTCTGTATCTCTTCTCTGATCTCTATTGGATCTTGCTTGCCTATCACAGTGTTGTTCTGTATTGGATTTGGCATCCTGCCCGCTTCCATTATCTGTTCTAGATACATGATACCTTCTGCACTGTCAACCAGTGGCACGTTCAACACACGTTCAGGTAGTGTGTTTGCAAATTTCTTCACTGCCTGTAACCTGTTGTCGTATTGATCACCCCATTGTGTCTTCAATGCTGATTCTTCCTTGCCTAGATCAGTCCTTGGTGCGTTCTGCATTTGGTCCTGTATCTTTGCCAATTGATCACTGTAGAGTGCAAGTGCTGTCTTGACCTGTCCCTGTGAGAAGTTTGCCTTCTTGAACACGTCAGTGACTTCTTGTGTAAGGTCTTCTGGGAAGTCCGCTAATCCAATCTCTTTGGTCACGCTGAAATCATATTCCTTGGGTACGTGGTTGGTCATTTTCTTTTCAAGTTCGCTGTAGGATTTTGCTAGGTCCTCGCCAGTCTTGAATTTTTCTGGTAACCATTCAGGTCTCGCATCCGCCTCTGTTTGTTCTGGCGTTGTTGCTTGACTTGTGTCTGGTTGCACCTGTTCTTGTGTTGTTTCTAGAAGACCAGTGTTTGTGTTTTCTACTGGTGCTTGTTCTTGTGTCTGTGTTTCTTCAGCCATTAGATTATATGCTCCTTGTTATTTTGAACGGCACTAGTCTCCTTCATCATGTTACGTATCCTTCTTATCAACTGCTGTTGGCCAATGATGTATACCGCTGAATATGGATTTGGCGAGTCTGAACTAACACGTGTTTGGTTCACTACTCTTTCTAAATCTTCTATTACGGCTTGTCCTGCAGGTGATTCAAATACCTGACGATAATGTTGTTGGATCTGTCTTGTGGTTTTCATAGTTTGCGTTCTGTTATTGTTAAGTTATGTTCAGTTGTATTTATACAGTGTTACGCAGGTGTATTAGGATCTGGATTCTGACCAGCGATTGCTCTAGCGGCTTCTTGTAATTGTATCGCTTGTTGTTGTTGCTGTGCTTGTTGTAGTAGTTCTTCTACTTCACTTTCGCTACGCACCGCCTCTGGTGACATGTCTCCATCTCGTAAAATTTTTCTAGCAAGTTTCTGTGTGTTCACATTCGCCATTGCTTCTGGACCTAGTTGTTGTATTGTTGATAACAACTGTAAGTCTCTTTGTATTTCTGTTAATGCAATACCTCTCTTGACTGCACTGTTCACTACCAATTCAAACTGTTGTCCGTCTATGACGAAATCTTCAACTTCACCTCTTTGTTGCAATCTTACAATAAGATTACCAACAACAGGTTTTAAGAATTCTGCTTCTAGTCTAAGACCATATGGGCCTAACCTACGATAGAACTCCGCTTGCCTAGTCTGTATTTCTGTGGCAGTTTGGTATTTTGATTCTTCTGGTGGTAATATAACATCGTTGAACAACATTCTTCTTATCTGTGTTCTATGATCCTGTATTGTTGCTTCTGTAACATTCAACTGTCCTGGGAATGGCACAGGTTTAAGTTCACTGTCAACAGTGATAACATCACCTGGATTCAATCTCATGTTGCTGAAGTTAACCGCTGTGTCACTTGACACCATCCAAGCACCCATTGATAGGTATGCCGCACTCTGCATGAACAAGAATTGTGCTTCATTTACAACTCTAATGTGTGGTAACGCTTCTCTGATTGGACTGGCACCCCATGTGTCTCCCACTGTCTTGCCAAATCTAAAAACTGTAAACATAGGCACTGGCATTTTTCTCATCTCCATGATCTTGTTGTCCTTGCCTATTTGCACCACGTAGGTATAATCCGTTTCATTTGGCATACGGAAACAACTTTCAAGTGCTTTGTGTTTCTTGTATGGGTCTTCTGTGCATGACTGACGCATGTCTTCGTCCAACACTTCACCGTATTTTTCTATGATGTATTGTCCTGTAAGTTCGTGTTCTCTGAATACTGTGTCTATCTCGCCTTTGGCGTTGTCTAAAAAATATAATTGATAACTTGGTATTGCTATGAAATTGACGTCTTGGTCTTCATATGTACCAATACAACCGCAACCAGATATGATAGCATCTGTCAATGCTTCTGACGCCGCAACATAGAAGTTTGAATCTTTGATTGTTTTAAACACTGTTCTGTTTGCAACATCCAGTGCTTTTTTTACATCTGACGCCACACGTTCTTTGATGTCTTCTCTGACTGACAGCGTTGCCCATTGGCTTGATTGTGGTATTAATAAATTTAAGATTGTTGATACTAGATTCTGCACACCATCAACAGCAGTTGAATCATATATCTTTGTTCTGTCTGTCTTGTTGTTGTCTGCTCTGTAGATGTCTCTGTTAGGTCTTGTATATTTGTATGCTTCAGAGATCTCGTCTTCGTGTATTTCTCTAGCATTTTTGGCCAGTTTGTAGGCCTTTGCAATAAATTGTTCCATATCTGTTAGTAGTTTGATATTGAATTAGTTATGCCAGGATTCAAAGGAGTAATTGTGTTAGCCGCCGCGCCTGTGTCAGTTGCTCCAAACAATCCACCAGCAATATCTCTTCTTGTTATCAAACTTGATCTCCCTCTTCTTCTAGCACTTTGTCTAATTTGTGTTCTTCTTGCTCTACGTCTTTCGTCTGCAAGTTCACCAGCCGCTCTGTCATCAGCATCACGTTGCAATGCTCTTTGTGTTTCTAGTTGTTGCTTTTGCATTTCTGCCGCTGAAGGCATCTCAGGCACTTTAGGAAAACACATTAGTAGCCGCCTCCTAATAATCTCATAACGTTCTGTGCCGCTTTAAGAGTTGGTTGTAGTAAATTTTTTCTTGCACCTAATTCATTTGGATCAGTTACACCTAGTGGTGATCTTGATCTGATCAATACACCTCTACCTCTACCAGCCGCTGTTGCTCTTCTACCAGTTCCTCTTCTGCTACTGCCTGTTGGTGCAGGTGCGGGTGCTGGACTTGGTGGTGGTGGTGGCGGTGGTGGTGGTGGTGGCGGAGGTGGTGGCGATATGCACATCATCTTCGCAACTGGGCCTGTGTATTCTGATGATAATTCTTCTATGATGTTAAAATCTTTGTCCCAAACTAATTTTGAATAAATCTTCATTTGTCAATCCTTTTCGTGCGTGTGTATATTATATAATCAAATATAAATACTCTTGTCAGTCCAATTATTTACCTGGTTTGAATGTTTAATTAATCTTAAACGACGAACCAGCGTTGTTGAGAGGGTTAGAAATCCTACCAACTTTAGATACATCTACGGCTATATTAGGCAAGTAGTTAATTGCTTCACACGTGGCATCAATACAGTCATCCATCTTGTTCCTTGGAAACGCCATCAATTCATCCATAAACGGTGATTGTTCATCAACCTTTTTATGCACATATAACCTACCAACTTTAATAATTGGTTCAATGGTCTGTGCTATGAAAACTTTTTTATTGGTTGTTCTGAATCTTGGTATGATGTTTACAAACACTTTCATTTCTTTGGCCACACGTCTTAATTCACTCGCCAGCGTCTGACTGAAGTTTTCTTCAACAATTATGTTGTTCAACTTGTGATATGCACACGCTAAAATAACTTCACGACACTGATTTCTAAAATCTTTTGTTTCTTCATCAACAGCAGATAAAACTTTAACATCATGGACAAAGGTATTACCATCATCATCCCTTGCACATATTGACAACACACTGTTGTCTCTGTTTTGTAATCCTGTCGCAACGTCCCATGCACCAACCAATCTTGTGATGTTACGTTTGCCTAACCTACATGCGTTGATGTAATTACCAAATGGTTGTGCAATTTGTTGCCATTCAAATTCATCTTCATAGGTGTTAATTTTTTCAAGGTCAATTAATGGTTGATAGACTGTTTGTGGTATCAACATGTATTGCGAATTAAAATCACCTTCTGTTGTTTCACGTCTCTGTTGTTCTAACCAATTGTAACTAAACATTTCTTCTGGGTGGTCTGGCCAAGCAAGGTATTCTTCTTCCATTTCTGTAGAGTCTTCCTGTTTAACCATCTTTGTTCTTACCACTGGTATCTTTTTTTCCACATATCCTATGTCTTGTAGATGCAGATATATTGACATCTCATGGTGCGGTGTGCCAAACATCAATATCTGTTTTGATAATTTTCCAAATTCAGCAACACGTTCTTTGATCTTTTCACGCTGGTCCATAGTTAGACAGTTATCACTCGTCTCGATGTCGTCTGCAATTACCATCGAGGCATGAAATCCCGTAAATGACGCACCTAAACTACTTACAGTAACAGAAGGATTTAATTGCATGATTGGTCTTTCAACAGTAAATGTTTCTGCTTTCCATTGATACAGATCACTCTTCATGTGTTGTAACATGGGGTGTGATTCTATAAGATTACGTATGAATAAACTGTTACGCAGTGCAAGATTACGTTTGGCGGATATCAGCAGACAGGTCCAGTTTGGATCCGTAAGCAGTTTCCAACAGATGTATGCACCCAATATGTAACTTTTGCCACCGTGCCTAAACACTTGACACATCCTTCTGGGTTCATGATCTGTTTTTTCCAACCAATCAGCAATCTCACAATGCAGTTCAGGTGTTTCTTGGTTTGATACAATGTTCAATGTATCTAAGAATACTTTGAAAGATGTCTTTAACATTATCCATTTTTTGCTTGTATTCTCTTTTGTGCCATGTCCAAGAGTTTAGCCGCTTGATCTTTTTCTTCTCTGCTGTTTGCACCTGTTGGATGCACCGCACCTGAAGATGCCTGTGCTAGATACTTCAACATTTGCAATTTTGACCTTTTGCTGTTGTCAAGAAATGTAGTCTTCTTTATGAAGTCCTTGTCGTCTGGACTTGGGTATGGGGTGTCAAAAAGATTTTTGGCCTCCATCATTTCTTTTTCCCAATACTCATCAGCAAAGCCTTTGAGTATTTTCAACCATTCCTGTTCAACTCTATTTTTTGTCGTCATTTTTGTCTGCCTCTGGTTTTGGTTTTGGTAACATAGATACAATCTTGTCATGTATCTGTCCTACAGTTGTAAGGTCGGGTCCTCTGAATACACCTCTCTGTCCTGCAGTGTCTATTATTCTAACGATTACTGTAAGTTCTTGGTCTGTCAATGTTTGTCTCATTTTTTTCCTTTGTGTTATGTTGTTTTAGTTTCTTTTTTAGTGCGCCATGCTTGGGAACCTGCAAGGGTTTTGGAACAGCATGACGCACACTTATAAGCAGTAGGTTTTAACTAGTTTGAGCACGTAATTAGATACCTATTGCAAACAATATTTATTAGTGCTTGGTCTTTTGTTTTTGCTTTTTGTAGTAATCAAACCAAACATTTTTGAACACTGGTAACTTGTCAGTGATCAAATCAGGATTTTGTTTTAGCCAATCTTGATCTGCGGACGTGGCACGTTGTTCGTCCATGGATCTCTTGACTACCTGGCTTGACAACTGCGGTTCTTCGTCTTCATAGTTGTCTGGTTTGAAATACGGATTCACGCTCAATTTTTCATTGTAGTGTGACTCCAAAGCATTCTTTATCTTCTTGAACGCCCTAATAAATTTCATTAATTGGTTTGAGGTTATGTCTTTATTACGGCCGCCCCTGTGTATTGGTGCTATGTTGGCCGCCATACCTCCTATTATTTCTACATCGTGTGTGTTCCATCCTGGCAGTTGTTGCTTGGATAACAGTTCATCCACAATTGATTGCAGATTTGCTAACCACACGTATGCTGATATCCTTTCATCAGTTGTGCCTACTACCATTACTGCTTTCTTAAACTTGCCGTTCTTGTCAGTGTATCCACCTGACGCTGGTGTGTGAAACTTACTCATTGTTTTTCCTTCCATAGTTTTGTCTGAATATTTCTTTTGCTTTTTTTTCTATCATTTTTTGTTCTTTCTTCCTTGTGATCTCAGTGATTGACACTGCTTCTAACAATGCCCTTGTTTGTTCTGCAAGTTGATGTTTTCTTTCTTCTGGTGTCATTGCATATCCCTCCAATTTATCATATCGCCTTCTGGCAGTTGTTCCCATTCTTCTTTAGGTACTGTTATATGACAGGCGTCTTTGCAACAGCCTTTCAAAATTTGTATTGTGTTTTCCAAAGTCATTACCATGATATTGTATAATGCTTGTTCTTCTCTATTGCCTTTACGCAGTTGTAAATTATGCAACGCTATGGCATCCTTTTGTATTTGCCTTAGACGCAACAATATCAATAGTTCTTTACGTGTTGTTATGTTATTGTGTTTTGCCATGTTTGTCTCCTTCTAATATATTTATGCTGAACCAGAAAACTAGGCACAGAAACTGAGTCAGCATAAATATGATTGTAAAAACACACAGGCATTATACGGCACACTCCAGGCAAAATAGCAACAACAAAATTTTATAAGAGTTTATCGCACCCTCTGATTGCGTAGACAAGTTGCAGTCAACACTGTTAGGCTAGGACAGTATAAAAAAATGGGCAGTTATGCTGACTACGGTTTTTAAGCAGTTTGGTAGTCAGGCTTTGCAAACAACGACACACAGCACACCTGTAGTTTGCAATGTTGGAAGTTGGATTCCTTTTACAAGGTTGGTAAGATATGCAAACCCTTTACCGTAATATTGGATGTAGTGTGCCTTCGCAGAAGATTTTTTTTAGTATCTTACTAAAAGTCTTCTTGTGGCGGAGCAAAGAAAAACGAACGTTAGTGAGTTTTTAGACGAGTTTTACTCGTCTCTGTATCATACATAAATACATTTGGATGTCGTCATACTTCTGACACGTTGCATATTGACATCCAATCTTGCGTGGTGTTTCGTTTCTTGAAATACTGTATAATGCCATTTACAATTTCTCCTTTGACAGGCACCACGCTACTTTCCCAATCTTTCTGCTAATTCAATTATCACACGTTCTACCTGATCCCAGTTGTCAAATCCAAAAGGCAAGATGTCATATCCTGTGTCAGGATAGTGTCTGTGATATAGTTCCGTGAGTGTGTGGAATGTGCGTTCAGTGTCTTTGTAGTTGATGTCCCTGATCGCTCTGAATAGGTCTTGCTTAGGTAGACCCATCTGGTCCCGCCCCTGGTGTCATTGTTATTGTCCCTGAACCTTCATTGACCACTGCTACACCAGTAGTTTGTATATCTGTTTCAAAGGACGGTGTTGTTGCTTCGTAACTTGCAACTTGAACGGCGTCTTTGTTTTGTATCGCACCTGTTGTTCCTAGGTTACCTGATAGTGACGTGGCACTGTTTGATCTGTTCCTACGTAAGAACACCCTTGGTTGTATCCACGCCGTAGAACTGTCTTCTTTGTGCCATAGTATGAGGCCACCTTGACGCGGTTGCACCCAACCGTCGTTGTAAAATTGTATTGCTAGGTCTCCACCTGGTTGTGGTATGGGAGTTGGTTGTGTGAATGAACCTGAATAATTGTTATTGATACGTATTGGTAATCCACCACCACCATTGTAGAACGAATGATACCAAATATAGGCAAATTCAATTGTGCCTACACCAACGTCATTGTAGGCATCACTGTTGTTGTTGAAATCTGATGAGTCTGCTCCAGTTGGTGGTTCCATTAACAAATAAATGTTTTCACTTTTGCCTTCAGGTGGTGTTCCTGTAGTAAAACCTGTTATCCTACTTGCACTTGAGTGTTTGTTATTTGTGCTTAATGTTTGGGCAACACCGTCAAGATGTATGGTGTTTGGAGTGCCCCATTCGTTGAAGGGTGCTGATCTATCATCATGATCACCCCATAATGCAAAACAATGGTGCCACTCATCATCCAAATAATTTGTAGCAAAGTTCGTGGGTGTTATGGCTTGAGTAATTACCGTGTTTGAATCACCAGTGTACGTTGGATTACCTCCACCATCCCATCCGCTGGTGTTGGGTGTATCAACCAGCCTTTCACACACTATGCCTGTGTTGGTTATAGTGACTTGATCTCCACCTTCTCTCCATCTCCAGCCAACAACTGCCTGTTTGTTGCTGTGTAGATCACTAGTTTGTCCTTTGAACCAAAAAGATGCTATTGAAAAATTTACTGTTTCAGTTGAGTTAGTGCCTTGCTTTATCCTTGCATCAGTACCACCACTATGGAGTAAATTTATAACTATGCCTGCACCATTGCTGGTTGAACCGTTGTTGGTGCTCCTGAATGATGATGCTTTGGTGTTGTCTTCTGCGGCGCCGCCAAAGATTGATTTTGAAAAACCTATTGGCATGTTATCCCCCTTTTGCGTATACGGATACTGTGTATTGTGTTTTGTCCTGTATAAACATTATCCACCTGTCCCATTCGTTTGAATGCAACGCTTCTTGACGGGCGATCAATGTCTCGCACAGTTCTTGGTCATGCATGAATGCACGTAGATATCTTGTAGCGTCTGACCATGACACCCATACCCTGCCTTGGCCTTGTGTAAAAACATCGCTGTCTGATCTAATAAATTGTCCCATTATCCTGTTGGTCCTCCTGTTGATGTTATGGTAATGTTGCCTTGTGTTGATAAAGTGCCACCTAGATTACCACCTGATGCCACACTGCTACCATCAACGTAAAAATACATGTCAGGCTGTCCTAGACCACTTGCTGTGCCGTCTGTGCCAAGATCAACTGGTCCTGTTGTTGATAGGTTATACCATTTGCCAATGTTGGTGTTGGCCGCGGTATCTATCACCTGTCCTGCACTGCTGTAACCAGTGTGCCCTGATGAATCTTCTCCGCTCAATTGAAAAGTGTTTGTTGTTGCGTTGGCCACTGTAAACTCCCTGCCATTGACCTGCGTCATGCCAACCACGTGATCTATCCTGACCGTGTCACCGTTGCTCCTGCCATGGTTTGCACTGGTTACCACTGCTGGATTGGCCTGTGTGATGCCTGTTATCACTGTGACCTTGGATGCCAACATGTCACTGTTGTCGCTGATGTCTAACCATATCTGTGCTATGTCACCACTGAAATTTTTATCTCCTGTGCCATCTGCCCTGCCAAAGAAATTAAACACTGTGTTCATGGCGTCAGGTGCGTTGAAAGTTGAGGTCTTTGGAAATGGTGTCTTGTCAACACCGTCAATCATGATCCTGGTCTGGCCAGGGTCAGTTTGATTCAAACGCACTTGCACAAAATAATGATGCCATTCATCATCCACGTATGTGCTGTTGAAACTGCTTCCTAGAGTACCTGTTGAAAC